GTCAAGGGCTGGCTGTCGCCGCCCTTGACCACCACCGGCGACGACGCGCTGCTGACGCGCCTCGTCACCGCGGCGAGCCAGTTCATCCAGACCTGGCTCAACCGCGCCATCGCCAGCCAAACCTATACCGAAACCCGCGACGGCGACGGAAGCCAGAAGCTGGTGTTCGCGAACACGCCGGTCTCGGCGGTGGCATCGCTGACCATCGACGGCGTGCCGGTGTCATCGGCGCCGGACACAGTGTCCCGCGGCTATGTCTTCAGTCCGACAATGCTCTATTTTCAAGGTCGGCATTTCACGCCCGGTTTCCAAAATGTCGTCGTGTCTTATACCGCCGGATATGAATCGACGCCGCCCGAGATCGAACAGGCCTGCATCGAGCTGGTGGCACTTCGCTACAAGGAGCGCGATCGCATCGGCCAAGTGTCGAAGAATCTCGCCGGGGAAATCGTGGCCTTCACGCAGAAGGACATGCCGGCCGATGTCCAGACGCTGATCGACCAGTACCGCCGGAATTTCACGCCATGATCGCCATCGACGTGACGGACGGCGCCAGCGAGAAGCTGCGTGGTTTTTCCGGTCGACTGATGGCGCGCCTCGACGGCACGATGCAGACCCTGGGCGTCGCCTTGCAGGATCGCGTCCGCGACAAGCTCGGCGGCGAGGTCCTTCATTCGCGGTCGGGCCGGTTGGCCGCCGGCGTCGCATTCGATGTCGCTTCGAGCGGCGATAGCGCGTCTGTCGCGCTCGGCATCGCCGATGTGCCTTATGCCGCCTATCAGGAATACGGCTTTCACGGGACCGAAACCGTGCGCGCGCATTTGCGCACGATCAAGGAAGCATTCGGCCGCGCCATCGCGTCGCGCCAAGTCGCGGTGCGGTCCTATCCGCGGCGCGTCGATTATCCGGCGCATTCCTATCTGCGTTCGGCGCTGGCCGATCTCGCGCCCGAGGCTCTGTCGCAAATCGACGAAGCCGCCGGTGAGGAAGCCGCCACATGAACCGCGAGCCGATCTATGAGGCGCTGTTCGCGCTCCTGGCCGGTGCCGCCGGCTTTGCGACCGCGAGCCGCCGCTTGCGCCATTGGTCCGATGTCGCCGCGGTGGAGCAGCCGGCCTTGTTCCTGGCGCAGAAAAGCGAGACCGCGGAACAAAGCCGCGGCTTACCGACGAAATGGCTTTGCGATGTCGATGCCTATGTCTATTGCCGCGCGCCCGACGAGCTGACCGCGCCGACCACGATTCTCAACCCGTTGCTCGATGCGATCGAGGCGGCGCTGGCGCCGTTCGCGGGTGGGGACATCGCCGTCAACGCGCAGACCCTGGGCGGCCTCGCCTACCAGGCCTGGATCAACGGCAAGATCGAGACCGATGAGGGCACGCTCGGCGGCCAATCCGTGGCGATCGTGCCGATCCGCATCACCATTTCGTAACGCAGTCGCTCCGTCACCCGCCGGCTCGACCCGCCGGTCCATTCCAAAGATGGATGGCCGGGTCAAGCCCGGCCATGACGGCTCTTAAATCAACGCAGAGGAGCCTTCCTTATGGCAGTCTTCCAATTCGGTTCGGGCGTGCTGCTGGGCGCGCGCACCGATATCGCCAATGTGACGCCGGTGAATTTCGGCCTGATCCAGGAAGTGCAGCTCGATCTGAGCTTCACCACCAAGGAATTATATGGCCAAAACCAGTTCGCCATCGCGATCGCGCGCGGCACCGCCAAGATGACCGGCAAGGCCAAGATGGCGCAGATCAGCGGGCTCGCCTTCAACAATCTGTTCTTCGGCATGACCCTGTCGAACAGCTATACGGCGTCATCCTTCGGCGAGGCCGATACGGTGCCGGCGAGTTCGCCCTATACGGTGACGGTCGCCCATGCCGCGACCTTCGTCGCGGATTACGGCGTGGTCTATGCCGCGACCGGCTTGCCGTTGAGCCTCGTGGCCAGCGCGCCCGGCGCCGGTCAGTACAGCGTCAGCGCCGGAATCTATACCTTCAATGCCGGCGATGCCGGCAAGGCGGTGCTGGTCAATTACATTTACACGGTCAGCAGCGGCGGCCAGAAGATTCCGCTGGTCAATCAGCCGCTCGGCACCACGCCGACCTTTTCGGCGCAGCTCTATACCAGCTTTCAAGGCAAGACCGTCACGGTCTCGCTCTATAACTGCGTCAGCTCGAAACTCTCCTACGCGACCAAGCTTGAGGATTTCACCGTGCCCGAGCTCGATTTTTCCATCTTCGCGAACGCGGCGGGGAATGTGCTCGACTGGTCCTTCAGCGAGGCGTCGTGATGGCGGACGCGGCTGTCATACGTCTCGGCGGACGGCAATTCGAGGTCCGCGCGCTGACCTTCCGCCAGTTGCGGGACATCGAAGCGGCGCTGGGCCGGGCGCTTCAAGCCGGGCCGCCGGCCCGGATCGATTTCGACGCCGCTGTCGATGTCATCGCCGCCGCGCTGCGCCGGAGCGACCCGGCAATCGACCGCGACGCCATTTTGGATCTTGAAGGCACCAAGAGCGAATTCGTCGCCGCGACACGCGCCGTGCTGCGCCTGAGCGGCTATATCGAGAGCGGAGAATCCGCGCCGGGGGAAGAGCAAGCGGGGAATTGACGGACTGGGATTTCGTCTATGCCCAGATCATCGCGGCCACCGGTTGGAATTGGGACCAGGTCGACGCGTTGACAATCCCCCGCTATCGGGCCCTGCAGCGCTATTGGCACGACTACCCGCCGGCGCATCTTTTGTTGCGGGCGCTGGTCGGATTCAAGCCGCGCGCCCGCAAGGACGCGGCGACCGCGCCGGCTTCTTTCGAAACGCTCGCCGCGCTGGCGCCGGGTGGCACGTTGAACGTCGCGGCGCTGGAGCGGCGCTGACGAACGATGAGGAACAACCGCGATGGCCGACAATACCGTCGAAGTAAGGCTCGTCGCGACCGATGAGCTGAGCACGACTTTTGCCGAGGCCGCGCAGAACGTCGGCGACTCGATCCATGTCATCGAAAAGGACATGAGTGAGAGCGCCCGCAACGGCACTCAAGCGTGGACCGGAATGTTGCGGGAGATCGACAGCGCCGAAACCGCCTTCGTGCGCGATGTGTTCTCGGGCCGGCAATCGTTGTCGCAGTCGTTGCTGGATTTGGGCGCGCGGCTGGTCGAGGGCGAGATCGCCAACGACCTCAAATATTTCACCAATTACGCGATTTTAAGCGCGCTCGGCGTCAACACCGACCGGCTTGCCTCGCAACAAGGTCTGCTCGCGCATTTGCTGATGGAGACCGAAAAGACGGCCGCGACCACGCAAGGCGTCGCGGCGCGCAGCGCGGCCGAAACCACCGGCGCCAGCACCGGCCTGATCGCCCAGGCCGCCGGCGCGATCAAATCGATTGCCATCGACGCCGGCCAGACCTTCGCCGGGATCTTCGCCTTCTTGAGCCCGCTGATGGGACCCGCGGCGGCGGGCCCGGCGGCGGCGGGCGAGGCCGCGGTCTATGCCGCGGCGGGATCGATTGCCGCCTTCGATGTCGGCGCCTGGAGCATTCCGCAGGACATGATGGGCGTGCTGCACGCCGGCGAGACGGTGGTGCCGGAAAGCTTCGCCTCGGGCTTGCGCGCCGCGGCAAGCGGCGGGGCCGGCGACGGCACCGGCGCGACCAACGTCACCTTCGCGCCGCAAATCTCGGCACTCGACGGCAAGTCGGTGGTCGCGCTGTTCAACAACCCGTCGATCATGCGGCAGTTCGCCCGCAATCTTCAATCCTATCTCGCCGCCAATCCGAGCGCGCGCGGAAGCTATTGAATGGCATGTTCAACACGCTCGCCACGATCGACGGCTCGGCGCTCATCTTTCTCAACGGGTTCGGAGGCCTGATCCTGCCCATGCCCTCGATCCCGACCTTCCCCGCGCTCAAAGGCTTGACTTGGCCCGTCGGGCGCGCGCCGATCCAAAGCACCCTCAAGCAGGAAGCGATCAGCGGCAAGCAGACGCGGCTGCAGCTTTATACCTATGGCCGGTACAAATACGGCCTGACCTTTTCCTATCTCGGCTCCGGCGCGCAGAATCAGGATTGGCAGCTCTTGCTGAGCTTCTTCCAGTCCGTGGCGGGCGCGGCGCTGCCGTTTCACTTCAACGATGTCTACGACAACCAGGTCGCGGGCCAGGTACTGGGCTATGGCGACGGCGCGACGCGCGCCTTCAATTTCGTTCGCACCCTGTCGCTCGTCACCGAGCCGACCCAGGATGTGACGCAGAGTTCGGTGACGGTGCGCGTCTCGACCGCGACGCAGGATCCTTCGACCTATACGTTCCTGACCGATCCCAATTGGGGCTGCACCTACGGCATTCAGTTCAAGGCGGGGAACGCGCCGGCCGCCGGCGCGCCGGTGACGGCCGATTTTTCCTACAATTGGCTGTGCCGCTTCGATGACGACACAGCGGAATTCTCCAGCTTCATGTTCAATTTCTGGGAACTGAAAAAACTCACCTTCACGACGGAGAAGGTGCTGTGAAGGCGGCTAAATATGAGAGCAGCGTGGGCGCGCTGGCGGCTTTCCTCGCCGGCCGTCCGGCTTCGGTCATCCTGTGCGACCTCTATACCTTCGCGCTCGCGGGCGAACTCAATGGCGGCGCGCCGCTTTTGTTCGCCACGGCGGATGTCGATATCGCGGTGCCCTACGCGTTAGGCATTCCGCTGGTCAATACCGGGCCGCCGCTGGCGGCGGCACCGCTCGCCGGCGGGACGACAACCTACTCGTCAAAACTCGTCTATTTCGACCAGCTTCAGAACAAAGCCTATGGCCATTGGAAGATCGGTCTCGACGTCGATACCTGGCAGGTGATCTGCACGCCATCGCCGGAAGCCAAGATCGGAAACCAATCTTTCCTGGCGGCGTTGCGCGCCGGCGCGCTCGACGGCGCGGTGGTCGCGGTCGATCGCGCCTTCATCGACAACCGCGACGGCGTCGCCTATGCGGCGACGCTGGCGCCGTTGGGCGTGGTCAATATCTTCACCGGGCGCGTCGCGGAGGTCGATCTCGGCCGCTCCAACGCGGTGATCTCGATCAATTCGCATCTCGAACTGCTCGACCAGAACATGCCGCGCAACTTGTATCAGGCGGGTTGCCGCTGGAGCCTGTTCGGTGCCGGTTGCAATCTAAGCGCCGCGACGTTCCAGATTCCCGGCAACATCCTGGCGGTTCCGGCACCGAACAGCAATGTCCTGTCGGTGAATCTGTCGCGGCCGGGCGGTTCGGGAACCTATGCGCTGGGCCGCATGGTGATGGTCAACGGCGCCAATCAGGGCTTCGCGCGGGCGATCCGCTCCTGGCAGCCCTTGAGCCCGTCGCCGCAAGCCACGGTGACGCTGACGGCGCCCTTTCCTTTCGCGTTCCAGGTTGGCGACGGCTTCGTCGCCTATCCCGGCTGCGACAAGCAGGAGAACACCTGCGTCGCGTTCGGCAATCTGCCGAATTTCGGCGGCATGCCGTTCATTCCCACGCCCGAAATGTCGGTGTGATTCATGGACACGTCCGATCTGTCGCTGATGACCGTGCTGCAACTGCCCGATGCGGCGACCCTCACCGGCAATGAGTATATCCACCTGATCCAAGGCGGCGACCCGGCGGCCGATGTCAAATGTACGCTCGATTTCCTGGGCGCGAATTTCGGCACCGGCCTGATCTACGTCACCAGCCTCAGCGATGAATATCCGTCGATGGCGATCGGTCAACTGGTGGATTGGCCGATGTCCTGGCGCGGCATGGTGTGCGGCTATTACGCCGGCGCGGGCGGCTTTTCCACCGATATCGATCTGCAGCAGGCGCCGGCGGTCACGCCCGATCTCCTCGCGGCGGGCGCGACGCTGGAATTGCCCGATCACATCGCCGCCTTCGGCGAGCGCGCCGGTCGCGGCGTGTGGGCCTATTCGGGCACGTTCCTGGGCCAGCAGGCGGGCTATTACGCCATCGGCTACGCGCCGGTGTTTGTCGGACGCTGGGCCGGCTTCGGCGCGCTCGGCGCGCAGATCAATTCGGTGGGGTACCAGGCCGGCGCCTATTCCGACGGCGGCTATGACGGCGCGCCGACGACCCTTGCCGCCGCCGTCACCAACAGCCAGACCGGCAGGCTCGCCGTCGCCAATGCCGCGCCCTGGGCGCCTAGCACGCTCGGCTATGCCAACGGCACGCTGTTCTTTCGCATCGATCAGGAAATCATCCAGGGCCATTATATCGACGGCACGCATATCAGTTTCGATGTGCGCGGCGCCAACGCCTCCACCGCGACGGCGCATAGCGCCGCGGCGTCGGTGCTGCGGTTCCTGCCTTCGGCGCAAAACAATTATGTCGGCACCGAAGCGGGAAAATATCTTTGGGGCGGCAACAACGACCTGCATGGCCATCAGGCGGGATATCAAGGCTCGTTCCACGACAGCGCCGGGTTCGGCTACCACGCGCTGTATGTTTCGACCGGCTATAATCATGTCGGCGTCGGCAGCCGCGCCAATGCCGCGATTGCCGGCCATGACACGGTCTCGGTCGGCGCCGGCGCCACGACGCAGGTCCTCGGCACGCCATTCAGCGTCGCCACCGGACCCGGCAACCGCGCCTTCGACATCGCCAATGTCACCGGACAGCCGAGCCAGAATATTCAGATTCCGACCGGCACCGGGGCCGCCAACGGCTGGGCCAGCGGCCAGACGGTCAATCTGTTGTGGAGCTGGCCCGGCAGTTACGCGCCGGTCCATCTCGAAAGTCTGAACACCGCCTATCTCTTCACCTATTACAAGAATCCGTCGACCAACGGCGAATATCTGCTGCCCTCGAAGCAGGTTTGGTATTGGAACGGCAGCGCCGTCAGCGATGCCAATCCCGGCGACAACAATCCGCCGGTCGGCGGCAACGACGTCGCGAGCTGGCCCAGCCCGGAAAATTCCGCGGTCACGTTGTATCAGCCGGTCGGCACGGCGACGTTCACGCCGATCCTGGGGTCGAACGAAGCGACGGCGGTCGGCTCGGCCGCCACCGCGACCGCCCAGAATGCCGTGGCGCTCGGCGCCAACGCCAACGCCAACCAATTGAACGCGGTTGCCATCGGTCAGGCGGCCGCCGCGACCGCCGATCACGCCTCGGCCTTCGGCACCAACGCGGCGGCGAGCGCGAGCTATGCGCAGGCGATCGGCTATGCCGCGAGTGTCACCGCCGGCGATTCCGTCGCCGTCGGCGCCAACGCGACGGTCAGCGGGATCGAAAGCGTCGCGATCGGCAAAAGCGCATCCGCCGCCGGCGGCGACGCCGTTGCGATCGGCGCCACCGCCAGTGCCGGCTACACCAATTCCGCCGCGATCGGCTACGGCGCGACGGCCACCGCCATCAACTCGATCGTGCTCGGCAACAGTGCGGTTTCGCATATCTACGCGGCGGTCACGTCGATCACCGCGATCTCCGACCGTCGCCGCAAGAAAGATATCCGCGATGTCGAGCTCGGCCTCGATTTCGTCGCGAAGCTGCGCCCGGTTTCCTACCGCTTTCGCAATGGCGACGAGACTTTGCGCTATGGCTTCATCGCACAGGAAGTGGCGCGCGCCTTGCCGCGCCCGCTCTGCGATCGCTTTGAGGGCGACGGCGGCGGCCTCGCGCTGGTCGAGCGCGAGGCGGATACGGAACGCACCTTCCGCATGAACTACAGCGAGCTGATCGCGCCGATGGTGCGCGCGATTCAGGAGCTTGCCGAAGAAGTGGAAGCGTTGCGGCGGAAGCTGGAGCATGGCGAATCGAAAGCGGAGGCCAGATGAATTCGGCATCCGAGGTCGAACAACGCGCCGCCATCGTCACCGAGACGCGCTCCTGGATCGGAACGCCCTATCGTCACATGGGCCGGACGAAGGGAGCGCGCGGCGGTGTCGATTGCGCCCAGCTCGTCTGGGCCGTGTTCCATGCCTGCGGCCTCACGCCGTTCATGCCGCTCGAGCCCTATCCGCGCGATTTCATGCTGCACCAAGGCATCGAGCGTTACCTGACCATCGTGCTCGACCGCGCGCATGAAGTTGGCGAGGCCCGGCCGGGCGATCTCGTGCTCTATCGCGTCGGCCGACTCTATGCTCATGGCGCGATTGTCGACGCGCCGGGCTGGCCGCGCATCGTCCATGCCTGGTACGCGGCGCGCGCGGTTATCGCCGATGACGGCCAGGCGCATCGGCTCGCGCGCCGTCCCCACAAATTCTTCTCGCGGTGGTGAGCCATGGCCATTCTGTTCGGCGGCAGCCGCGTCAACGACAAGAACCCGCCGGCGACGAGCCTGCGCGTTCAGACCTCCCTCAACGGCCAGCCGATCGCGATCGTCCACGGTCAACAGCGCTTGGCCGGAAACCTCGTTTGGTATGGCAATTTCAGGAGCGTCGGGAATAGCGGCGGCGGCAAGGGCGTCGTCACCGGCGGCGGCAAGGGACAATCGGAGACGACCTATTCCGCCGACCTCATCATCGGGCTCTGCGAAGGTCCGATTTTCGCGGTCGACACGATCTGGTCCGGTCAATCGCTTGAAACCGCCGCCAAGCTGGGCTTGCAACCGGTATCGGGTTGGCAGGCGCCGGAGCCATGGAGCTACATCGCCACGGCCTTTCCGCAATATGCGCTGGTCTATTCATCGCTGGCCTATGTCGGCGGCGCCAATTTTTCATTGGGCGATTCGCCCAATCTGCCCAATCTCAATTTCGAGGTGATGAGTGCGATCTCGTGCGCGGTGACCGAGACCTTCACGGTGTCCGGTTCGAATTACAGTTACAACGCCGTCGATTTCGCGCTCGATTCATCGGTCACCGAGCAAATCACGATCCCAGCGGCCGCGCCCTACCAGGTCCAGGCGCAAAATCCCGAAGCGCAGACGCATGTTCTCGTCGCCGGCGGCGGCCAGATTCTCGGCAACCAAATTCCCGGCAGCAGCAGCCAAGGCGTCGTCGACATCAACGGGCGTGTCTTCGCGCGCGTCACCGGCACGCCCGCGACCGGCCAGTATACGATCGGGCAAAATTCGAGCGGCTGGATTTATACGTTCGCGGCGGCCGATGCCGGGTTGCAGGTCACGATCGTCGATCTCGCCGTCGGCCCGTCGGTCAATTATTGCTATCCGACGACCGCCACGTTGACGGCTGGCAATCCGACCATCGCGATTTCGCCGGCAAACGTGCCGGCCGGGGGCGGTCAGCTCGTGCTCGGGCCCGGTATCGCGCCGGGGACGCTCACGATTTACGCCTCGGGAAGCACGGTCATTTTGAGTCAACCGCCGACCGCGACGATCGGCGGCGCGGCCCTCACCGTGGTCGGACCGGCGCTAAAACAAGTCTTGGGCTGGCCCGCGAGCGCCGGAGAATTCGGGCTGTCGGTTCAGCCGGGTTCCTATGGTTCCTATCTTTTCAACAACGCGGATGACGGCAATTCGATCGTCGTCGTCGATGTTCCGGACGCCGATCCGGCCAATTCCCTGGTCGACTATCTCGCCAACGCGCGCTATGGCTGCGGCTTCCCCACCGCCAATATCGGCGATCTGTCGGCGCTGCGAAATTACGCCTATGCGCTGGGACTGTTCATCTCGCCGGCGCTGGTGACGGCACAAGCCGCCAACGATTATCTCAAGGACTTCAGTACCGGCCTTAATGGCGAATTTGTCTGGTCGAGCGGTTATCTGAGCTTTGTTCCCTATGGCGACACCACCGCCAGCCGATTCGGCAAGACCTATACCCCGCCATCGGCACCGCTCTATTCGTTGAACGACGATGATTTTCTCAAGAACGAAGGCACGGCGAGCGTCGGGGTCTCGGCCTTCACCAGCGACGACCCGGTGGTGTGCGTGCGGACGCGCCCCAGCGACGCCAATAACGACGTGAAGATCGAATATCTCGACCGCGGCAATTCCTACAATCCGACCATCGTGGAAGCGCAAGACGATGCCGCGATCAATGCCTACGGTTTGCGGGCCGCCGACACCAAGCAACTTCACTTCTTTTGCAGCGAAGCGCCGGCGCTGATGTCGGCGCAACTTCAGCTCGGACGCCAGCAGGTCCGTAACCTCTATAGTTTCACGGTGCCTTGGTACTTCATTCTGCTCGACCCGATGGACATCATTGCGATCAGCGACGCGGCGCTCGGCCTCGCCAATCAATGGGTCCGAATTCTCGAAATCACCGAGAACCAGCAGGACGGGACCCTGACCATGACGGCGGAGGAGTATCTGCAGGGCACTGGTTCCGCGCCGGTCTACGCCAGCCAGCCGCGGCTCGGTTACGTGCCCAATCTCGACGCGCCCGCCGCCGCGGTGAATTGATGCCGATCATCTTCGAGCCGCCGGCGGCGCTGTTGGCGGCGCAAAGCACTGGCGGTCTCGGCTCGCCCCGCGACGGCAGCGGCCTGGCGCCGAGCGGCGGCCTGCAGATCTGGATCGCGGCCTCTCCCGTCGGCGCCGATCCGCTCTGGGGCGGGTGTCAAATCTGGCTGTCGTTCGACGATACCAGCTACGTCCAGATCGGCACGATCGACGCGGCGGCAAATCAGGGCGTGCTCGCCGGCAACCTCGCCGCGCCGCCCGCCAACAATCCCGACACGGCCGACACGCTCGCCGTCGATCTCGCGCTGAGCGGCGGCGAACTGCCCACGGGATCGGCCAGCGATGCCGTCAACGGACGGACCCTGTGCTATGCCGACGGCGAGCTGATCGGCTATGGGCTGGCGACGCCGACCGGCGGCGATGCCTATGCGCTCACCAATCTCTACCGCGCCATGTATGGCAGCGCCGGCAGCGCCCATGCCAGCGGCGCGCCCTTCGTTTTCCTCGACGA